TCGCCCGTGCTGACGAGCGTGAGGCGTGTGCAAAGGTGTGTGATGAACTGATAGCACCAGATGTTTACAGCGACACAGACGTATCCATGTGGGATGTCACTTGTATTGACTGCGCTGCCGCCATCCGAGCAAGGAGCAACACATGAGGCCAGACAGTCCCTGCATAGCAGTCTGTACGACTCTTTATACGGAAAAATGTGAGGGTTGTGGCAGAACTTACATGGAAGTCGCTGTGTGGAACTCCATGTCACCACCAGAGAAAGAAGAAATCTGGAAGCGCATTGACAAAGAAGCCACAGCTTGGAGATACAACCGATACAAGGACAGAGTGAAATGAGAAAGAAAAGCAAATACAAGCCCCGTGGTGTTCGTTACGACAACCTGTCTTGGATTGTCGCTGGGATGAAGAAAGTAGGTTCATTGCCTACTGCTGGTGTTGCACTGAAGTTGAAGAACCATGAAGCACTTGACTCCATCCTGAAAGGACAAGGAACAAGGGCGCATGTAGACATCCTGATTGCTGCTGTCAACATGAGTGAAGCCTTGATCCGTATTCGTGATGACTTAGGTCGAGACTGGGCTGAAGAGATCAAAGCTGCACAAGACGCTATCTACACAATGGGTAAACGTGGTGTTGAAAAGGACAGTTTTGTTTTCACTGGACCAGAGATGACTGCTGTGAAGCTGGTTATGGATCTGCATGATGTTCAACTGGATGACTGCTGTGTCCGTGAGATGGAAGAAGCTTTGTTCATTGTTAACGAAGAGATTCGACTGAAGAAAGCTCGACCAATATTGGAGACAGCGTAATGGAACTTGATGATCCGTTTGTCTACAAGAAGCCAGAGTGGCTGGTACTTGAAGAGCGTGAGAAGCGTAGAGAAGCCAGAGCAAAGCGCCTTGGCAGACCTATTGGTAAGTGGGGTGGTAGGCGTAAGGGTGCTGGAAAGAAAAGAGACAGACCCTATGACGCTAAGGTGTACATCAACCACACCAGGATGCAATATCTTCTTCTGATGGACATGGGAGAAGGTGACCTGAGTGCTGGTGTACAGAAATTAATTGATGAAAAATTGGAATCGTAATGAATAAAACAGAAATGCTAGACCACTTTGCCTTGTACGCAATGCAAGCACAAGTTGAAAAAATGGGGATCACAAATCCTTTTGCTATAGCTCAAATTTCATATCGTATGGCGGTAGAAATGTTGGAACATCGCGACCGTATTTTGCGAGAGTGGCAAAAAGAACAAGAAACTCAACATCGACACAAGGCATCTGATTTACATGAACTAAATTTGCCAGTCAGGTATCACCGTTGTTTAATTTCAGAAGATATTTTGATGAAATCAGATCTGTGTAACTGGACTGAAAGAGAAATAAAAAGAATTCCAAACATGGGGGCTAAAGGTTTTCAGTTTGTTAAAGAAGCAATGACTTTAAATGGATTGAAATTTAAAGGCCAAGAAGATGCTTAAACAAAAAAAAGATGCGCCCGGCAACCCACCATATTGGGTATGCACCAAATGCAACTGGCCTTTTGCTGCATTGCAAGAAGCCAATAGACATCAATGTGAAGAAAAAAAACCCATCCAAACCTATAGCAGTTACTCAAGGAAAAGCAATGGACATTGACCCAAACAAATGCGTGGCATACATCATGGAGAACGCCCCTAAATTTGCGAAAGCAAAGGCAGAACGGGTGTTTATCGAAAACTATCTGAGAACGGTTAAGAGCCGTTTGATGAACAAGGAAGAGGGAACGCTTGGCAACAAAGAAGCCTATGCTTATGCCCATCCTGACTACGAAGCCCAGCTAAAGGGTCTGCAAGCAGCAACTGAAGAAGAGGAAAACCTCAAGTTCATGCTGTTGGCTGCTCAGATGCGCCATGACACCTGGAAGACCCAAGAGTATTCCAAGCGCCAAGAGTTGAAGAACCTTCCGTGAGCAAGATCAGACAAAGCGCTAGGGGTGAGGATTGCACCATCAACCTTCCTGGTGTCTGCAATTACAACCCCGAAACTGTTGTCTGGTGTCACAGTAATCGATACGAGCATGGCAAGGGGATGGGTTTGAAGGCCAAAGACGAGCATGGGGCTTATGGGTGTAGTGAATGTCATGCCACATATGACAGACAAAGAAAACGCCCAGAACACCTATCCTTGGATAATGTTGAAGATGCTTTTACAATGGCAATGGTTAAATCCCGACAGATTTTGAAAGACAAGGGCTTGATATGAACAAAGATGTTGGTCAATTCATTCTGACGCTGCTCCATGCAGCTACCAACACGCACCTGTTGCACTTGAAAAGCACCAGTTATGCTGAACACATGGCTTTGGGGGCTTTCTACCAAGCATTGCCTGACCTGGTTGACACAGTCGCAGAGGCTATTCAAGGCGTGACAGAAGAGTTGATTGAATATCCCATTGACTACTACCCACCAATGGACAACGCCCTGGACGAGTTGCGTTCCTTGAAAGAGTTTGTCAAAGACGAACGGGAATTGCTACCGCAGGACTCTGAGATCCAAAATGCCATTGACGAGATTGCTGACTTGATTGACAGCACGATCTATCGCTTGAAATTTTTGCGATGACAATAAGCGGTGTTTACTTCATCAAAAACAACGTAAACGGCAAAGTTTATGTTGGTTCATCGTCAAACATCTATCGGCGATGGACTACGCACAAAAGAGAGTTAAAACATAAAAAGCATCATTCTGCAAAGTTGCAAAATTCATTCAACAAATACGGATGCGATGCTTTCTCATATCTTTTGGCAGAAAGTAGCAAATGCACAAAAGACATGGCTTTGAAGGAAGCAAAGTGGATAGAATTTTTTGACTCTGTTGACAATGGATACAACATTAATCCATTCCCTTATCAGGTTGGCTTGATGCCAAAATCGGAGCAACACAAAAAAAGAATAGGTGAAGCACACATAGGTAGGAAGCTTTCTGAAGAGTCAAAAGAAAAAATTAGACAAGCAAGGCTGGGCAAGAAAAATGGCCCCATGAGTGAAGAGAGAAAAAGAAAAATATCAGAAGCCAAACTTGGCAAGAAGCCAATGACTGAAGAAGGCAGAAAAAAACTATCTGAATTTCGCAAATTTACAAAAGGCAAAAGCAAGATGAGCGAAGAAACTAAACAAAAAATTGCAGCATCAAAACTTGGCAAAAAATTAGGGCCATACAAAAAACGCTCAAATTCTTGAAGTGATTTCCTTGAGAGTTGGACCTTAGACCTCCGAAAGGGGGTCTTTTTTTTGGACAAAAACCTGTGGGAAATCCTGGGAAGCTGCCTGATTTTTTTAGGGAGGCCTAAATTTTTTGGGGAGGGGGGGTCTTTTCTTTCTGGAGAAATTTGGTCACCAGAAAGCGTCAAGAGGGGTCGGCAAGGGGGATGACTAAGGGTAAACCCCCATAGAATCGATTAAACGGCGCACAATCGCACATCGCCTATTGATGCACCACGGGTAGCTGCAACCCCGGAAAGCGCCTCAAAAGCCCGATAAACGGCTTTCACGCACGGTTTTTAATCAATGGCGAGACAATCGCACAATCAACCCCCAGCAAAAGCAAAGCAAAACCCACGGGCGAAGCAAAGCCTGAGGATCAAACCCCAAAAAAGCAAAGCAAAGCCCTAGCCGTTAGGCCAAAAGCAAAAAAGCCCCTGAGGGCTTATCGCTGGAAATTAGGTTCCGTCATTGATAGGATGAATTCGCACGGATCATCCATGAATTCATATGCTTCACCAATTCGCTGCCGGATCAATGGCACTTCTGAGTCACTGAAAAGCATTCCCCCTGATTGGCCGTTGATCACTGTAGAGGGATCATCCTCAGGGTGAAACAAAAGCCCATCTTGATGCAAACAAAAGAAAAAGCCCTCAGCATCTGCCTCAGACTTGATAGGGTCTAAAAAATAGTCTCGCATGTTTACCCTCTGATGAAGTCATGGATGAAGATTTCCAAGATATCAACCCGTTCTAAGTGGTCAAAATCACCGTTAGCGTCATTCCATGCGATAGCGGATCTAAGTTCTTCTGTGGGGGCTTGATAGATGACCCAAGCTTCATCTGGTACACCGTGAAAAAGTCGGATCAATTGACCCTCTTTGAAGTCGTAGGAAATCATTTTTTGAGGCCTTGTCTGATTTGTTCGGTAATGAGGATCAATCGCGCACGGGCGATAAGGGCTAAAAGTTTGTTCATGCTGACACCATGCGGATAACTTTGCCCATCTTCTTCCCATGCGCTGGGTAAGCAATAAGAGGGATAGATTTATCCCAGCATGCACGACAACCGGAACAGTTGCCACCGTGAGCATATGCCTCACACAATTTGACACCTTCAGATGATTGGAAGGATTCGGGATCCGGCCCAATAACGGATCCATGAAGACCGGGGATGTATTCGCCAATAACGCTATCACTTGAAAAACGCACCATTACATTAGGTAGGCTTTGCATCTCACGCAAAACAAGGGCAAATTTAGGGAATTTATGCATACGGGTTGGTAACCAGTGATTGCACAAAGGGGTTAAGCGCATGACCTCTAAGATCTTTTCAGCAAGACCCAGCGAATACATGTCGCCGCTATCAAACCAACGAAAATATCGGTCTTGGTCTAACTCTTGCACCATTTCATCAACCCAATCCATGCGTTGCCAATCCTCACGATTGGACAATCTAGGGGCTTTGACGTTCGGATAGTTGTAGTTACCAGTAGTGGCATAACAACCTTTGCATGCATCAACCAGTACACCGGGGCTAGACAAGGACCCGGGACATGTGTCCAAGGCCTGAAGACTCCAAGAACGTGCGTTTAACTTGGAAGTGTTTGAGATT